TCGGATCAATACCGTTTCTAACGAGCTTCTCGTGTAGTCCGTAAGCGTACCCTGTCATTTCAGGGTCTTTCTCGAACCAATCGTTCTTTGCAGCCCAGTCCAACGCACGTTGATCTGGCTTTGGTGGCTGCGGTGTTTGTTGCTGATACTGCGGCTGTGCTACAGGCTGCTCTCGGCGAGGCTGCGGCTTGTAGTTCTCATATCGAATCTTTTCGTTCTGCAGTATTGTTAGCTTTTCCTGTGCTTCAATCAAAGCATCAGGATCACCTGTTTCGTAAGCAGCTTTGTATGCAGCTTTCGCTTTATCAAGCTCTGCAGCCACACGGCCTTTTGCTTGATTAACAAGAACACCTTCGCCTTCTTCTAGGGTCTTACGAAGTTTCTCGTTTTCTTGCTGTATCTGCTGTGCGTACTTTAAGGCTTCTTCCTGAAGACGCGCTGCTTCTTCTTTCGCACGGCGTTCTTCATGGTACTCAAATTTAAGTTGTTTGATGCGCTTTTGTACACCCTCGCTATACTTCTCAACTTCATCATCACTAGGAACTTGTGGTTCAGCGTTTTCGGCACGGCGAGGCTTACCTTTGTCTTCGTCAGGCGTGTCGTCTACAACTTCAATCTCGAAACCGTCATCATCGTCTTCAGTGGCTATCGGACTTCCTTGAGCCTTTTCAATAGCTTCTGCGACTGTTTCTTCTTCGAACTCTTGTTCTTCTGCTAAATTATTCATGCTCTTGCGTACCCCCGTGGATCATCGACTACTGCTTCTACAGTGTCGTCGTTAATAAGTCTGAACTCTTTTCCATGAATCTTGAATCGAGTGCCTGAATAGGATCGAAAGATTACAAAGTCACCTTCTTTACAGAAAGCCCCATTTGGAAATTTTGATTCATCTGCATACGCATCTGGGCCTAATGCCATTACAAAACCAATAATAGATGCTGTTTCTTCTGCAGATTTAAGACCGTCTGGCATAATAACCCCACCTTCGGTCTTGTCACTCATTTCTGGTACGCCAATAAGGATTTTGTATCCTTGTGGTTTAGGTAGTTTAGAGGCTACCTTGTCCTCTGTTTCCTTGTTTGCAGTATACATACTTTACCTTGCAGTGATTATAGGTTCACAGATACCTTGCGTGGACTATCCACGAAGTTCTCCCAAGTTAGAGATTACCTGAAAAGATGTTATTGTTCAATATATCTCTTCTCAAGTTCGCTTAGGTCTTGTTTTACAAACTGAAGTGCCTCGTTTCTCCCTACGATACGATTATACATCGCCATGTCTTCAGCTTGCCCTGACGCGAGAAAGTTCTTTATATCTTCCTCATACTCATCGATCTTCCGCTTTAACAGCGTGAAAATGTCATCCATCTCCCTTCGTCAACTCCTTCGCTATTTCAATACCAAGTCTTGCGCCTTCTTTCTGGTCTTCACGTTGTGATTTGTCCAGATCGGTGGCAAGTTTCACACCAAGACGCGCCCCTTCGCGTTGGTTCTCGGCGGAAATACGTTCTGCATCAAGCTGTAGTTTAGCTGTATCCATTTGGATTTTATGCTGCAACTCTTGCTGTTTCATCTGCAATTCCATCTGCTGCATTTGGACAACTGGGTCTTGCTGCTGTTGTTGGATTTGCTGCTGTTGCGCTTCCATCTGGTCTTTCTGAAGTAGCTTTTCTGCGGCATCTTTTGCCAAGCGAGAGACTTCTATTTCAATATCTTCTGGTAGCGGTTGATCTTCATTTGGCATTTCTACGCCAAGCATCTTCTCAATCTCACGGCGGTACTGGAACGCAACGTGTTCTGTAACGTGTGCTGCCATAGCCTGACCAATCGCTTGTGCGAACGGTGATTGACCAACCAGCTCTCGCATCTTCGGGTCTTGCATTGCAGCCATATGGACTGCGATATGCGCCTCGTGGTCTTGGTACTTGAAGGCTTTGACTGGCTCTTGTTTCAAGAGCATCATGTTCTCAGTCACAGGATCAGCAGGTTTGATATCTTCTGGTAGTTTGATGATGTCATCTGCGTCTTGAATACCAAGAACTTCTAGCATTTGACGATGCAGCTTACCCATATCATACAACTGGGGGGCTTGTTGGGATAGCTGCAACGCCGCCTGATACTGCATGATTCTTTGGGACATGGTTGCAGCATTAGGATCGGAAACAGGAATTACGTCCACACGAGCGTCAAAATCACGTTGACGATCAAAGTCACCGTCCATCTCGTATGCGTATTCGGCTGGCATATAGTCACGGATGATACGTGCTAGTAATCGTAACTCGTTTTTCATGGATGCATGCATACGTGCCTGCACACCACTCATCACCTTCATAGATCGCTCCATTAGGGCTAAAGTCGTACCCACAGGTGCCTGTGAGTTCATGTCGCCTACTTGGATGTCCGCAACTGAGCCAATACGTCTGCCCTCTTCGACAATGTTTCCAAGTAACGAGTAGAGTACGCCTGACGGCTCCTTATAAGGGATGAACGTAATCGAATCACGTATAGCCCCACCCGGAACATCCACATCCCTGAACTCGCCCGGCATAAGAGGCGTGTCATCACCCTTGATGCGGAGACCACGAGCTTTAAGACCTGCTGGCAAATTAGATAATGTACCAGCATCAATGAGCTGACGCAGTATTGAAGTCGCAGACTTAGCCAATCCCCCGATAAGGTGGATAAGTCCCGTTCCATAGAAGCCAAGTCCCGGCAAATATTTGTAATGAACGAAGTGGAGTCGTTTCTTTTTCTTTGCGTCATCTTCATACCAATTCCGTCTGATTGCTAAAATCTCACGGGAAGTCTTGTCGATAGTGATGACGTAAGGACGTGCAATACCGTCTGGATCGTCAAACTCTTCTGGCATGTTCATGGTGACATGCATCTCAAGGATTGTATGCCGATCATCATCTTCTATGACTGCATGCTCCCCATCAAGCTCGTCATATTTTTCTTGGATGTCTGAGAAATCTGGTTCTGGGTCTGGTAAGTCCACGTCACGGTAGAACCCTGCAACCTGTAGCTCTAGTATCTCGTTAGAGGTCTTCTTCATTATGTGCGTGTACCGTGGGCAAGACGCAAGGTCTGACGCACCATAGGACGCAACGAAGTCTTCCGCTGGGACAAACATAGCCACAGGGCGATCTTCTAGTGGATCATAGTAAACTTTCTTAAACGCTGAACCCGCAAGAGGTAGCTTGAACAACATCTGCTCAGTCTCGTCGCGGTATTCTGTCATTTCTTCAGTCAGAAGATAGTTCATCTCTGTCTGGATTCTGTCAGCCTGATCCATCTTTTCAGGAGTCAATTTACCCATGATCTTCGTGCGTACAGGGCCAGATGCAGGAAACAACTCTCCCATTGCCTGCGCTTGGAATCGAACAACTGCTTCGGTTAGGACTGGATGGAATACACCAGAAGCACCCTGCCACGGCTGGCTGCGCTCTTCAATCTTCATACCCAGCAGATCAAGACCTTTGACGTAGGCTCTCGCCCAATCCTGTCGAGATTCACGATCAGACTCAAAATCACCTACAAGCTCAGATGCCATAGACTGCAGAATAGCTTCATCGATGAAATCGGCTAGGTTAGCATCGTGTTCAGGGCCAATAAGCTCTTCAGTCAAGCTACCTTCAAAGTCAATTATCATCCCACCGTCGTCAGTACCAATGGACACGGCATCGGGATTGACAATCTCTACTTCAATCTCTTGTGCGTCTGTGCCTTCGATGTCTAAGTCTGATGGCTCCATCTGTTTCTCGACAGCCATTACAGTCTCCTAAATGTGTACACAAAGCCATAGTAGCAGAAAGTACTACAGCACGTCTAGTGGCGAGGCAGACCCATTTGGTGGGGAGGAGCTGCCTCGCCTTGAGACGCTAAAGGGAGAGTTGCGCCTCATCCCGTAGTATAACGAGAAAAAAGAGGTCATAAAGACCTCTTAGTTCAGGGAGGAGCATAAAAATGAAACGAATCCATCTTACATGCCCCATCGTACCACAAACACGTGTTGAATCAAAACGCTATTTTGTGTAAAGTTGTCTGAGAGCAGTGAGGTGTATTCATGGAAATGGCAAGTTATATAGATTTGCTTATCGGTCTTATAATCGCCATAGGTGGGTGGTGGTGTAAGCAACAACACGACGAATTAAAACGTGTGACTGTTCTACTAAACCGTACTCGTGAGGAAGTTGCCAAAGAGTATGTATCTGTAGCCCGACAACAATCCGACATGGATCGTGTCATTGACCGTCTTGACCGTTTAGAAGGGAAACTGGATAGACTCATAGAAAGATAGGTTATGGCTATCTTAGAGACTATTGCCGCCGCCAACGCGGCCTACTCGGTGATAAAAACTTGCATCTCTAACGGCAAAGAGACTGCAGACCTTATGTCTAATGTTGGTAAATTCCTCACAGCAGAGGAAGACCTCAAGGAAGCCGTACAGAAAAAGAAGAACAGTCCTTTCACAGCTATCGCTGGTGGCTCTGAAGGCGACTGGGAAGAGTTTCAACAGCTCGAAAAAATCAGAGAACAGCGCAAAGAACTCGAATCTTATATCCGTTTGTATGGAAGACCTGGCCAATGGGATAGGTGGATACAGTGGCAAGCCGAAGCTAGGAAGCAAAGAGCCGCTGCAAGACGCGCTGCAGAGCAAAAACGCGAAGAACAGATGGAAGCACTAGCGACTGCGGCGGGTATAGGCATGGCTGTGCTTATCGTTGTGCTAGGAATCTACTACCTTGGTTCGTATCTTGGAAAATGGTAACCGTTGGGCTGCGTACAGTGATACAGGACAACTTCTTATCCTGTGTAGCGATAGACGAATATGCGAAGCCTACGTTAATAGTATTCTCTCTTCCGGTAGTAAGGAGCCTCGTCGTCCCACTCGTCAGTCGGAAGACGAATAAACCCGCCCTGACGGAACCTCAGTAGTGCCATCACAGTGCTATCAACCAAGTCATCGTTAGACATGAACGGAAACCCAGCGATCTCCTCAACTAGCTCGTCTGCCCAGCGGGTAGCTGGCACCCACGCCATGCCCGATGCAATGATATCTGCCACAGAATTAAGCCTTGCGAGCTTGTCACCTGTCCCACGGTGGGGTGTATACTCCTGTACGGGTAGCCCCATACGCCGCATTTCCTGATATATAGCCGTTCCGGCGGACTTTTTCTCCACAATGAACGCATCTGGCTCCCATTTGCGGTACTCGTCCATACACATTGCCTTTAATTCGGGAAATTCTAGGCGTTCTTTGATAGAATCCAGCAAAATTAGGTGATGAGCGTTCTCATCCTCGTTAAAATACACGCCCCACGTGGTAAGTGCGGTGAAATCGGCACGGTTATGCTTCTCTGCGGCTGCGTCGAGGGACATAATTACGTATTCTACGGGCGGAGGGTTGTCGTGGGGCCATATTCCCCACCATTCTCGCTTGATTATGGACGCTTCTTCGGCTGTAGGCTGCTGTTGGTACTGCGCATTCCACTGAAACGCAGGCATAGAGGCTTTTGTACGCTCTAGAGCAGCCAAATCAAAGAACTCAGGCCACAAGGGCTTCTTTATTGGCTTCCCATTCTCGTCATCTGCGTCGAGAATCGCAGGGAACTCCACGATCTCGTACTGGTCAGCCAGCTCGTTCTTGACCATGTCGTTAGTTACGCGCCCTGTCAGGTCGTCCATGTGCCATCTGGTCTGCACGATAGCCACACGCCCACCGGGCATTAGTCGAGTACGCGCTCCGAATGTGAACCATTCATATGCTTTTTCAAAAACTGAAAAGTTGCCGTTGATGATATCTTGCTCGGAGTGTGGGTCATCCACAAGAAGCAAATCAGCACCACGCCCAGCCAGTGCAGAGCCGACACCACATGCGAAGTATTCACCCCCAAAGTTCGTATTCCATCTACCAGCCGATTTACTGTCCACCGCGAGTGATACATCTGGAAATATCTCCTTATAGTCATCCACGTCTATCAGGTTACGCACCTTCCGTCCGAAGTCTACCGCGAGGTCTGTGGTGTGGGACACCATCATCACCTTCTTTGTCGGGTTTCTCCCAAGGAACCACGCTGGGTAGAATATAGACACGAGCTGCGATTTGCCGTGACGTGGGGGTATGTTGACGCACACACGGTCTGCTGACCCGTCCTCTAGCGCCATCAACTTGTTTGCTAGTATCCTGTGGTGTCGGCCCACCTTGTAGTCAGGCTGCATCCGCTTACAGAACTCTATCAGGTCATCATGCGCAGACTTGTTAGCATTTCTCGTGGAGAGTTCTCCGACAATCTTGTCGATCTCGTCCAGCTCTTCAGGGCTGAATGAGTCCAAGTTGTCCAGCATGTGCTGGATGTCAGCCTCTGAGAAATCCATGTCCTTAGCGAGGACAGCCAAGTCACTCATCGTCTAACCCTAATTCTTTATCCACATCTATAGATGTGCCGTCTATCACGATGGCTTCTTCTACTGGTTCGGGATTTACAAGCCGTGTCAGCTTCTCCCGCAGTCTATCCTTCAGGTCGTCTGTCGTCTGGTGTGTTATTGTCACCTCTGACTTCTCTGCGAACAGACCCACGTCACTGATCTTACCCAGCAGCTCCAACGCCCGTATGCGTATGCGCGGGTCAGGGTTCTCAGTCTCTTCGATCAGCTTATTAGTGACAAGATGTCGCACCTGTGTCGCT